TATGAATTGGAAAAAAACAATGGTAACAGGGATTACCGCATACAAATGGAGGTCATCAAATGAATTATAACACAGTTTACGTAGGAATGGATGTTCATAAGGAAAGTTTTTCACTTTGTTCTTTCACCATTGAGGAAGACAAAGCATCTCACCACCAGAGAACCGATGCCGATTTCAAGAATGTCTTGAAATACTTGGAGCATCTTAGAACCATTTACGGAGACGATGCCAATTTCGTATGCGGATATGAGGCAGGCTGCCTCGGTTATTCTTTGTATCACCAGTTAACAGATCACAATGTCAACTGTGTGATCCTTGCACCGACCACAATGCTTGAGCAGCGCAGCCGGAAAAGGATTAAAACAGATAAGCGCGATGCCGAAATCATCGCCAGATGTCTTGCGCAGCATAACTACAGCCCGGTACACATCCCGACGGAAAAGGATGAACAGACCAAGGAATTCCTTCGTATGAGGGATGACCATAAGCTGGCTCTCAAAAAAGTGAAGCAGCAGATTCTGGCGTTCTGCCTTCGTCACAACTATCGCTATGATGGAAAAAGCCACTGGACAGCAGCTCATATCAAATGGCTCCGGTCATTACAACCTGAGGCTCTATATAAAGAGATCCTCGACGAATACCTGCTGACCTACACAACCCTCAGCGATAAGCTTGAACGGCTGGACAAACGCATTGAAGAACTTGCTTCACAGGATGAATATAGGAAAGATGTCAAAAAGCTTTCCTGCTTCATCGGAGTCAAAACACACACTGCACTATCCGTACTTGTTGAAGTAGGTGATTTCAAACGTTTTGCCACAGCACAGCAGTTTGCATCCTTCCTTGGGCTTGTTCCGGGCGAGGATTCCAGTGGTGACGGACAGACAAGACTTGGAATCACCAAAGCCGGTAACCGTCATATACGTCTGCTCCTTACAGAAGCGGCACAGTGCTATGGACGAGGTCAGGTCGGCTTTAAATCCAAGGAACTAAAGGCCCGGCAGTGTGGAAATTCTGCGGAGATCATCGCTTATGCCGACAAGGCAAACGAGCGGTTGAGACGCCGCTACTACAAAATGGTTCTTGGAAAGTGCAAAAAGCACAATGTAGCTAAAACGGCTATTGCAAGGGAACTCGCCTGCTTTATGTGGGGCATGATGACGGACAACATCGCCTGATACTGGTATCACATCGTGCTGCTAATATCAAGGCCAAGCCGCTTTCGGCGGTGCTGCGCAGCCTTGACATCATCATCCCGCTGTTATAGTGGGTGATCAAGCAGATGTAAGATGGCTTGCGCCACATACATCTGGCCGATAAATAAAGCAACAACTGAAGACATCCTGAAAGGGCTTCGGCCATTTCAAGGTTCGAGCTATCTACGATACGCCTATGTCGGCACAGGAAACTGTGATCCACGCCTTTAGAGAGTAGAGCTCACGGCGGACCATTGACCTGTAGGTAACCAATCCACGTATATCAGAGTGGCCAATGCCGGGAACTGATACTCCGAGGCTCTTTCTGGATGCCTTCAGAAACAATTAAACAAAAACTTGTGGTGATTTTTGTTAAAGATTTATACTTGACAAAGGTCATTACATATCAGGTGATTATATTTTGATGAAACGTACACCCCAAACATACAAAAAGATTATACTAATTTGTATACGTCTTACGTTACTAAATTTGGCAGTAATTGGAGTAATAGTTCTAATACTGGTACTTTTCATTTGAATGTGAATAATACGGCTTCTAATTCTAATGCCAATATCACCACCCACTTAAAGTTTTCAGATTACAATATGTTTATGAATCCCCCGGCGAAATACCGGGGTATTTCGCCGGGGGATTTGTGATAAAAAGGCTTATTCCGTTACCTTGCCACTTGGCAAAACATAAAAATTATCAAGTCTGTATTAGTAGGTTTTGAAAGTTTACTTTCAAGGCTCGAAAGTTCGGGGTTTGAAAACATCAACGGTGATTACATGAAGCGATACGGAAATATTTTTGAAAAGATTTACAGCATGGAAAATTTGCGGGAAGCCCATAAGAACGCCCGTGAAGATAAGTTATTTTACAAGGAAGTGAAAATGGTTGATTCCGATCCTGATTACTATTTGAAACAGATTCAAGAAATGCTGATGAACAAAACCTATCAGGTGAGTGAATACGAAACTTCAATCATAAACGACAAAGGCAAAGAACGGGAATTGATGAAATTGCCGTACTTCTCGGATAGAATTATTCAATGGGCGATAATGCTTCAAATTGAAAAGGTGTTCATGCAAGTATTCTGTTTTCATACTTGTGCTTCAATCAAGAAAAGAGGTATAAATCAGGCTTCAAGGCTGGTTGAAAAGTATATGAAAGACCGCCTGAACACAAGGTATTGTTTGAAGATAGATGTTTCAAAGTTCTATCCGAATATCAACCACAAGATTTTGAAACAGCTACTTAGGAAGAAATTCAAAGATAAACAACTACTTGCTTTGCTGGATATGATTATTGATTCTTATCCGGGTGAAAAGGGTGTTCCAATCGGTTCATACCTTTCACAATTTCTTGCGAACTTCTATTTGTCGTACTTCGATCATTGGTTGAAAGAAAAGATGGGTGTGAAATATGTTGTCCGGTACATGGACGATATTGTTATTTTCCACTACTCGAATTCGTATTTGCATTGGTTACTTCGCAAAATGGACGATTACTTGAAAGAAAATTTGGATTTGCAGATAAAACCGAATTGGCAGGTATTTCCTACCGCTATTCGTGGAGTTGATTTTGTCGGTTATCGGCATTTTTATAGATTTAAGTTATTACGAAAATCCACTTGTAAAAAGTTTAAGAAAAGGTTGCTTCAAATCAGGAAGAAACAGGATGAAGGCAATCTTATAAATTATCGGGAATGGTGTTCCGTAAATTCATATATCGGTTGGCTTACATGGTGTGATTCATGGAGATTGTTTGAAAAATACATTGAACCGATTATTCCAGCACTTTCCGAATATTACTTGTATGTAATTAAAAACGGTTCTTCCGGCAAGGGTAAAATCTTACCGTTTGAACGATATAAAAAGAAGCTATTGAAGAAGAAAGGACGGTGTGCAGCATGAAAGATTGTGGCGTGATTCGTGGTTCGGAAGAACAGGCAAAAGAACTGATTGTTGGTACTGATACGGTGTACGTTCATTCTGACATTGAGGAAGTGCAGGGTGAGAACGGGGAAAAGCTGTTTGAGTATCACGAAATTCAGTACAGCAAAGATGAATATATCAAGCTGATTTCTGAACAGAATTCCAATTTGCAGCAGCAAATCACAGATACACAGATCGCCTTGTGTGAAGTGTATGAATTGATGGGATAAGGAAGGGGTGAATGACTATGGCAAAGGTTTATGCTGATTTAATCCTAAAAGGCGTGAAAACCATTGACGATGTACCGGACAAGCTGAAAGCAGCGGTTCAGGCGATTTTGGACGGTGATACAGATTGATATACAATCTTATCATAAAAATTTTATTTAGAAAGGATGTGGAAGAAATGGCAGTTGTTTATGCAACCCTGATTATCAAGGGAAAGAAAACCTTCGCAAATGTTCCTGACAAGATCAAGGATCAGGTGAAGGAAGTGCTGATTGACCTTGATTGTGGCGATTTGGCAGAGTAAAGGAAACTATCACCGACACAATAAAAATCCTTATATGGGGCTTATATAAAGTTCTGTATAAGGATTTTTGCGTGTTATCACCAACGAAAGGAAAAGAGGTATGAAAGAAGGACTTTGCACCATGATAGGTGTTATTGGAAGCGGAATTGCCGCTTTGTTCGGTGGCTGGGATGCCGCCCTTGTAACCCTGATTATCTTTATGGGGATTGATTATTTCACCGGGCTTATTGTTGCCGGGGTGTTCCACAATTCCACCAAAACAGAAAACGGGGCTTTGGAGAGCAAAGCGGGCTGGAAGGGACTTTGCAGAAAGGGCGTTACCCTTTTGATTGTGCTTGTAGCTTGCCGCCTTGATTTGATTATGGGTTCAACTTTTATTCGTGATGCGGTTATCATTGCTTTTATCGCAAACGAAACAATTTCCATTATCGAAAATGCGGGGCTTATGGGCGTTCCAATCCCTTCCGTTATCGTCAAGGCTATTGATGTTTTGACGAAAAAAGCAGAAAGCGAGGATGTAAAAAATGAGTAATTCAAGTTTGGTATCTTACACAAAACTTTCCCCGAACCATAGCGGGGCAAGAACACATAGCATTGACAGAATCACGCCCCATTGTGTTGTGGGGCAGCTTACCGCCGAAAGCATTTGTGGTTGCTTTACCAGTACGGACAGACAGGCAAGCTGCAACTATGGCATTGGTACAGATGGCAAGATTGCCCTTTGCGTGGATGAAGGAAACCGTTCTTGGTGTTCTTCCAGCAATGCAAACGATCAGCGGGCAGTTACGATTGAATGTGCTTCGGATAAGTCTGAACCGTATGCAATGAATGATGCGGTATATGCCGCCCTTGTCAATCTTTGCACCGATATTTGCAAGCGTAACGGCAAGAACAAGCTGATTTGGATTTCCGACAAGGAAACCGCCCTTGAATATACCCCGGCTGATGGGGAAATGCTTATCACGGTTCACCGTTGGTTTGCAAACAAGAGTTGTCCGGGAAATTGGCTGTTCGCAAAGCTGGGCGAACTTGCCGAAACGGTTACGAAAAATCTTTCCGGGAACGCTTCTTCCAATGTTTCCACCGGAACACTTTACAGAGTGCAGACCGGGGCATATAGCAAGAAGGAAAATGCGGAAGCGCAGCTTGCAAAGGTAAAGGCGGCGGGCTTTGATACCTACATGGTGAAGGCGGGCGGCTTGTATAAAATTCAGGTCGGCGCATACAGCGTGAAGGCAAACGCCGATGCTATGGCGGCAAAGCTGAAAGCAGCCGGATTTGATACCTATATCACTACTGAAAAGGGTGAAGCCGTTTCCACTTCCACGGCAACAAAATCCATTGAGGAAATCGCAAAGGAAGTGATTGCCGGAAAG